GCGGTGATTGGTGGGGTTGATTGGGGCTTTACTAATCCAGCGGCTTTATCTGTTATTGGTATTAGAGACGGACGATATTATATTCTCGATGAGTGGTACGAAGTGGGGAAAACGACACCAGAGATTATCGAAGCCATGAAGAACTTACAGGATAGATGGCAAATAAGACGATGGTATGCTGATTCGGCTAATCCCGAAAAAATCCAAGAAGCGAATCATAACACCGGTCTCTATGTCATTCCTTTTGAAAAGAAGAAAGACTCTATCACAGCAGGCGTATCAAGAATCCAGCAATTATTCCGAGAGAATCTCATTCAAATCCATAAACGGTGTAAGAACGCTCTTATCGAATTAGAAAGCTATCACTACCCCGAAAGAGTAGACGGCGACCTAGCAAAAGAAGAGCCATACCCAGAGAATAATCACTATATGGACGCTATGCGGTATGCTATATGTGGCTTCTCTCCAGCTAACTATTTCCCACAAGCGCCGAAACTGGTTTTTGCAAAAAATAAAGTCTCTCATCTTCTCTCAACGCCTATGACAAAAAAAATAGATGAAACAAGTTACAAGTAATTTGATATACTATAAATGATGTTTACTATATTTTCTCAACTAAACGAAGAGCTAGAGGATTTTGAAAGTAATAAAGTCCAGCTTTTCAATCATCGCAACTCTCAAAGAGACTTACGCCGACTTTCAAAAGTCAATAATTCCTTTTTGTATTCACAACGGGAAACTATCGAACTTATTGACCTTTATTATAATTCAAAGTTTCAGACTGGAGAAATTGATTCCGAAGGGCAGAGAAAGGTTTTCTTGAATATATGTCAATTCAAGGTAGATGTTGCTCAAAAGATGATTGATTTAGATGTAAAAGACATTATCTTTATTCCTGAAAACTCAAGCTCTCGTTGGCAGTCATGGTTTTTGGCAAAAGAATTTATGGTGTGGACGCAAGATAATAATTTCTCCAAATTTTTAAACGATATATCCGTAGATATGCCGAAATATGGTTCTGTGGTAGTAAAGAATGTAAAGGGAAAACTTCATAGAGTACCAATCCATAATCTAAAAAACTCTCAAGACGCAAAATCACTTGACGATGCACATTATGTCATAGAGGAACACCGCTATAAACTTTATAAACTTAAAGAAGAAGCTGAGGAAAATGGCTGGGACATATCAAACATTGATATTAATTCTAATAACTTCGATGACGATATTATTGTCTATGAGAGATACGGAATGACTAATTTAGCCACAATTAAGGAATTTGAGGGAGAGAAGCCGTCCGAAGCTGATTATAATGATATGGTGCGGAGTATATCGCTCTTGACACTAGAAAAGATAAAAGACCAATCAGGCAAAGAGCTACTAACGGGCAATCTCCTCTTTATAGAGAAAATTAAGAAACTTCCATATCAAGAAGCACACTGGAAAAAACAAGATGGGCGATGGCTAGGGCTTGGGGAAGTAGAAAATCAATTTGAGAACCAATTATCAATGAATGCTTTGGCGAATGTGAGAAGGCGTGCCCTCCTATGGTCTTCAAAGAAAGTTTTTCAATCGTCGGATGATCTTCTAGTTAGAAACTTAATAAGAGATGTGAAAGATGGGGATGTTTTAAAGATTTCATCAAACGGCTCAAATATCTCTCAAGTCAATCTATCTACTCAGTCTATTGCAGAATTTGCTTCGGATGAAAGGCTCTGGACGGATAACTCAAATCAAAAATCTTTTACATTTGAAGTAGCCACAGGCGAGTCTTTACCCTCTGGAACACCTTTTAGGCTAGGGGCTATTCTCTCATCGGCTGTAAAGTCTCATTTTGAACTAAAACGAGAGATATTCGGATTATTCGTGAAAGATTTAATAAAGGATTTCCTAGTACCAGAATTTAAGCGAGGAAAAGGTAAGCGAGTGGTCAGCATTTTTGCCGATGAGGTTGGCTTTAATGATGTTAAAGAAGCGACTATCCAACTTCTTATCAATCAAAGAGTAAAAAATAATTTATTAGATTTAGGAATATACGAAGATCCAGTAATGATTCGACAGGAAATAGAACAGAAAATCAATTCCGAGCCGATGATTTCCTTTGAGTTGCCCAAAGAATTTTATGATGATGTAGAGTATAGATTAAAAATTGTGGTAACCAATGAAGAAATTGACACGAATACAAAACTTGAAACCTTAAAGACAATCCTGCAACTTATAGCTTCTAATCCAACCGTCGCTCAAGATCCAAACTTGAGAAAAATTTTGGATAAAGCCGTATCTCTTACTGGTGAGAATTTAGACAGTTTAATCCCTAAAACAATGAACGCAATTCAACAAGTTACTCCTCCTAATCCAGCGTCAATGATTAATCAAATCAGTGCTTTATCTGCTAAGCCGTCTAGTGAATTATGAAATTATCTGATAGGGAATTAAAACTTATCGAAAGTATTGCAAAAGGTAGGAATAGCAAAGATTGGATGACTCTATTTGATAATATTATAAGGGAAGTTACTGATGTTACGAACTTCAACCAAAATGACGACCTCCTCCTTCAGCTCAAGACAGGATTAAAGGTCAAGGAAATCCTAGAGGAAACCTTTATTAAAAAGATAAAGATTCTTTCAGGAGAATTAGATAAACCAAATGTCGAAGAATACATATGAACTCAGGAACATATAGAAACTTATTAGCGAACGCAACGACTGTCTTAAAGACGGGTCCAGGCAAATTGTATCGAATAGTAATTAATAATGCAGGTGTTTCTGGTAACACTCTCACTATCTATGACAATACTGCTGCTTCTGGAACTCTTGTAGGAGTAGTTGATACGGTAGAGTTAAATGGACGAGTATTGGAGTATAACTTGAATCTCCAAACTGGACTTACGGTGGTAATGGCGACTGGTACTGCGGCTGATATTACTGTTGTTTACTCATAATATCGTGCGGACAGGCAAACCGCATTAAAAACCTACATTAAAAAGGAAAAAACCTTAAAAAATTATGAACCCTGAAGAAAAACAGGAACAAAATCAGGAAGCGGTCGAGTTAGAAACCGATACTGATGTTGAAACCGATGACAAAACTCTACAAACAGAGATTGCTCGGAAAAGACATTGGCGGGATAAAGCTCAAAAGACCATAGAGGAGAATAAAAAACTCCAAGAAGAACTTACTAAATATAAATCAGCACCTGAATCCCCGAAAGCCTCACCAGATGACATTGAAACTGTCTTAGACCTCCGCTCTCAGGGTTTCTCTGATGGGGAAGTGCTCAAATTAAGGCACTACTCCAAGAAGATGAATACTCCTATTAGTGAAATAGTTAATGACCCTTTCATTCGTGCTGGAATTGAGAGCGAACGGGAAAAATCGAAGATTCAGATTGCTACCCCCAAACCTAGTAATAGAGCTATTTCAGTAGGGGGAAAGTCTTGGTCAGAAATGTCCGACAAAGAACGCAGGGAAAATTTCTCCAAGATGTCTTCTCAATACTTCAAGAAGTAGGTTTGGATAAAAATAAACTTAAATGGCAGTAACCTCAGATCCTTTTGATTCAACAGAGTTAGCGGCGATGATTCCAGAAGTATGGACTCCAATAGTAATGGAGGAAATGTTTGCAAAGACTTGCGCCGCAAACTTTATCACTGACTTGTCGCCTTATGCACAAGAAGGTGGCGATATTTTCCATGTACCGGATGTTTTCACTAATAGTTTCACAGCCCAATCCCAATCAACTCAGGGTGCAGAAATTACCACTGACGCTCCGGCACAAGCGGATGTCACTTTAACCGTCAATACGCATAAATATATTGCGTACTTGCTCGGAGATAAGGACATGAAACAACTTTCTCGTTCTTATGATTTTAACGGTGTTTACGCCCGTAAAGCGGGAAAGACACTCGCTGATGACCTTGAAGATGCTATCTTTGCTCTTTGGTCAGGTCTCTCTACCAATAGCTCTGGCGATACGGCAACTGTCCTCACGGATCTTGAAATCCGCACCGCTATCAGCAAATTGGCTCAGGGTAACTTTGATCTTAAGGAGTGTGGCTTCTTCATCCACCCAGCAACTTGGTGGGAACAGCTTTGCGGTATTCAGAAATATTATGATATTTCTCAATACGGGCCAGGTACTGTCGGTGGGCTTGTAAGAGAAGGAAACATTGGTCCAATGGACAGCTCTCGTGGACTTGCTGGTCAGCTCTATGGCATTCCAGTATATACCTCAACGAATGTTGTCACGGCTCTTCAGACTCGTCGTAACCTCTTGCTCCATAAGGGTTGTTTCGGCTTTGCCGTTCAGACTATCTCAGGTGGGAATAGAGTACGCGTTCAGTCTGATTACCTCGTTCAGAACATTGCTATGCTTACTGTACTCGACATTCTTTACGGAGTTGTTGAGCTTCGGGATGCGGCCGGTGTTGTTGTGAACTCTAATAGCTCTGCGGGCCAAGCCTAAGCTTGAGTAGCATTGAATAGACAAGAAGGCGGGAGTTATCCCGCTTTTTTGTTTCAGGGAAATATGGTACAATCTAAATATGAGAACTTACTTCTATGAAACGCATAAAGGTAAAATAATTGCCTGCGAAGAGAAGGAAGCGTGGAGGATGGAAAACGCCAAACCTAAACAAACATTGTTAGGTGTTTCGGACGGGACGCACTTTGTTGAAGTTATGAAAAAGACAAACGATGAGATGACGAAAAAGACAAGAGACTTACTTCGTCGCCGTGATGATGAGGGAATGATGGAGATTACCTATGACCGATTAAAAGGAGAGATAAATGAATGGTATAAAGAGGAGTATCAAAAAGCCTTTAACGAAGAATTAGAAATCGCCAAGAATAATAAGGTGCGACCAAGAAACTTCTCCTTAGACACTTCAAGTATTCCTGACCATATGAAGCATCTAGTGAAAATAAGTGGATAAACAAACACAAAGAGAGTTGGAGAGGATTTCGAGAGAAATGCCTGATAATTTGAGAAAGCAAATGACCGTTATGGATCTCCCAGACGCATTTGAGTATGAAATGTACGATAGAGCGAAGTGGCTCTCAAAAAATTCCGATAATGCCATGACAAGGAGAGTGGCTAAAAATTTTGTTGAAAATAACATACCAAAGGCGAAAGAACGGGCTAATATGGCAATCAGCAACGAAATCGAACTATACTATGAAACAAAGATACAGAAAGGCATTAAGGAAGGGACAATAAAGCCTGCAAAAAAGGACGACAATTTTTTTCAAATGCTTAATGAAAATCGCAAGCGTCATGGTTCTAGGACCTGACGAGAAGTATCTTAATAAATCACTCCCATCCCTTCAGAGAGTCTGCAATATAGTGTGTGTTGTTTTTAATAATACCGACACAAAGACAAAACAAGAAATCGCTTCAAAAGGCTTTATAACCATCGAAGATGACCGAGAATGGGGCAAGTATCAACCTTTAATAAAAGAACGAGCCTTAGAGCAATTAAAGCCATTTAATCCCGACTTTATCCTCGCCTTAGACGCTGATGAGGAATTTATGGGGACAAGAGAGGATTTAGAGACGCTAGCTTCTCAAAATGATGCTTGGTATCTATTTATCGTGAATCATATCAACGACGAACTTCATTTTACGAGAGAGTGGAGCTTTCCTAACTGCCGTTTCTTTAAGTATCAGAATCTTGTTTTTGATAGAAGGCCTGTGCATTGTGGCTCTGCTCCATTATGGGCATTTCAGATAGGCAACTATACTCCTTTAATCATCCGGCATTACGGCTTAATGGAAAAATCTGCTAGAATTAAGAAAGCAGAGCGTTACGATAAATACGACCCCGAAGCTAAGCATAAAGGGAAAGCGTACTATGATTTTCTTCGGTCAGATGTAACTGGCGAACTCTATAACGAACAGATTCTGAAAGAGGAACTAAAGAAAGATTTAGAAAAATACAAACAAAAAAGAAAAACTATGAGCAGACTAATGGAGGAACGGCACATAAGACTCTTAAGAAAGAAAGATGGGATAGAAGTGGTTATCCCCGAAAAATACAAAGAAACTACCCTAAAGACTGGTAACTTTGAGTATCTAGGTATCTACGGCATTTGTAAGCCTGAAGCAGATGTGCTAATTACCGAAGAAGCGCCTATCAATCTTGTATGCGATTGTGGTTTTCAAGCTAAAACCGAGACTTCGCTTAAAACGCATAAGACAAGAAAGCATGGAAATACGGCTTAACGAAGTAGACTTCTTAAACTATCGAAATGGCTCTGGAGATACCATAGAAATCTATGACATTTTGGTAAACTCCGAACGCGGTAAAGGGATAGGGACTAACCTCCTTAATATCCTAAAGGAAAGAGAGCCTAATAAAGTCATCTTTGCCTTTACAAGAGAAAGTAATACCTTAGCAAGGGCATTTTATCGAAAAAACGGCTTTCAAGAGACGCTAATTCCCAATTTCTATCCAGAAAATTCCATCATGGAAATTCTGTACCCATGAAGATATTTTATATCGGAAAATTTGCAAAGATTTGGGATGAGAAACAGATAAGCATTTCCCTAGAACAACTCGGACATGAGGTGTTTGAGCAGGATGAAAATGAATCGGAGGAACGGATAAGGAAAAATGTCATAAGTTTTAAACCTGATGTCGTTCTTTTCGCTAAATTACAGATAAGAAACGCCCTTCCTTTCCTGCAATGGCTAAAGCGCTCTGGATATAAGACTGTTTCGTGGACATTTGATCTCTATTTTAACTATGTAAGGGAGGATAAGGTGAAGTATTACCCATTCATAAAGGCGGATTATGTCTTTACCACTGATGGCGGGCATGATGACAAGTTCAGGGAAGCGGGAATAAACCACCAATTACTTCGACAGGGCATCTTCCAAGATCAAGCAATAATGATGCCGAGTGAAAAAGAGTATGATGTGGTATTTGTAGGTTGTGAAAACCTTAATTATCCCTATCGCCAAGAGATGATGGCATATATAGAAAAGTATTATCCGATAAAGTGGTTCGGTAGGTATAACACAGACGAAGTTAGAGGTCTTAAACTCAACGAGCTCTACGGAAAATCAAAAATAGTTATTGGTGATTCTGTCCCCTCTCCTTATTATTGGTCTAATCGTCTTTATGAAACCATTGGTCGAGGGGGATTTACCATTTTTCCTTATATTAAGGGGATTGACAGTGAATTTACTCTAGGAAAACACTTCGTAACTTATGAACATGGTAATTTGAAAGATTTGCAAGAAAAGATAGAATATTACTTAAAGAATGATGAGGAAAGAGAAAAAATTAGGAAGGCAGGATTTGAGCACTGTAAGCGTCATCACACCTATAAAAAACGCTGTGAACAACTCATCAAAACCATCAACAATAGAGTATTGGAACGAACGAGCAAATGTCTATAAAGATAATAAAGATGTTCTCTTTCTTGACCCTCGCCGAGATGCTTTCTGGCAAAGAGTCCGAGATATGCTCAAACTATGGAGGGATGATAAAGTCTTGGATGTCTGCTGTGGTTATGGACAATTCGCCCATCTTTTTAAAGACTATCTAGGAATTGATTTTAGTAGTGAGATGATTAGACGAGGCACAGATAAGAGACTTTTAATAGCTGACGCTCGTGAATTTTCCGATGGTAAGTATGATGTTATCTTTGAGGTAAACTCTCTGCATTCATTGGGCTGGACTCCAGAGCAATTCTTTGAAAAGTATAAAGATATGGCGAATAAGATTGTTGCTTGTCTGGAGTGTGATAAATTCACTATTTTCCATAAATACAAATGACAGGCTCAATAGTTTACGCAAATAATTCAGGTCTAGGAACTCTAGCTCGTGAATTTTACGATAATAACATACTTGATAAGGTCTTGGTTACGACAAATAATCGCTACCGAGACTTCTACGAGCGCTTCTCTGGAGGCAGGGTTTATTCTAAGGAAAACCTAGAATGGCTATTAGAGGGCCTAGATACGCTCATATTCTTCGAGACACCCTTCGATGATGAGATAATACCTATGGCTAAGAAACGGGGCATAAAGACGATTTTAATGCCAATGTATGAGTGTACGAGATTTGAAGCTTATAACCCTGATTTGTGGCTAGCGGTCTCTAATTTGGACGAACAGTGGCTCAAAGAAAGAGATTTAAAGTATGTAAGGATAAATGTGCCGGTAAATACGAAGCGAGTGAAGTGGAAATTGCGGGAAACAGCTCAACACTTTATCCACAATGCCGGTCATGGGGGAGTTGGGGGACGGAACGGAACGCAGGAGCTCATAGAAGCAATGAAAAGCGTCTACTCACCTATTAGATTGACTATCAATTCCCAAGCTAATGATTTCGATATTAAAGATGACCGAATAACCTTTAAACGAGCCAACTACTTAAACTACTGGGATATGTGGCATGAAGGGGATGTCTTTATCTTTCCAGAACGCTTTAATGGCCTCTCACTGCCTATCCAAGAGGCGTTTGCTTCAGGTATGATGATCATGTGTACGAACAGAGAACCTTTCAATGAGTGGCTTCCTACTGACCCTATGATTGACCCTATTGGGCATAACATTGTTCGAATTGCCAATGAAGTTAGAGCGGCTATTATCTCACCGGAAAATATCGCTAAAAGTATCGACTTATGGGCAGATAGGTCGATTAAGGAGTTTTCTCTTTTAGGTAAAGAATGGGCTAAAGAAAACTCTTGGGAAAAACTGGGACCAAAATATAAAGAAATATGCACAAAGCACTAATTACTGGAGTAACCGGAATGGATGGCTCTCAT